TCACCTGCTCGTGGGATCAGGTGAGATCAGTCGATCTCCGCCCTGCTCAGTTCCCACTCCCCCCACGATCCCCCCACGGGGGGCGGGCAGCATCCCGGCCACGGCGGTGAGGATCCCCTCGTCGACCTCCGTGAGGAGATGCCCGTACACGTCCGAGGTGACGGAGATCGAGGCGTGGCCCATCCGCCGGGAGATCGCCGTCAACGGGCGGCCCGCGCTGATCAGGTGCGCGACGTGGGTGTGCCGCAGGTCGTGCAGCCGTACCCGTCCCAGCCCCGCCTCCGCCAGGATGCGGGGCCAGACGCGCTGGCGGAAGTTCCGCGTCACCGGCCGCTTCCCGTCGAGGTCGGTGAAGAGCAGATCGTCGTGCTGCCGGTCGACGAGCAGCGGCGCCAGGGCGTGCCCGACCACCGGCGGGAACGTCACCGTGCGGCGGCTGCGCTCGCTCTTCGGGTCGGTGAAGATCGGCACACCGCCGATGCCGTCGTGCATCGCCTCGACGACCTCGAGGCGGCCGGCGAGCACGTCGACCCGGCCGACTCGCAGCGCGGTCGCCTCCCCGTACCGCAGGCCGGTGGCCACGAGCAGCAGCACCAGGGGCCGCCAGTGGTCGGGGCAGGCCGCCAGGAGCCGCTCGATCTCGGGTGTGGTGAGGAACCGCATCTCCTGGCGGCGCACCTTCGGCAGGCCGGTCGACCCGGCCGGGTTGACCCGGATGAGCCGCTGCGCGACCGCAGCGTCGAGCAGTTTGTGCAGGATGGCGTGCACGTTGCGGGCCGTTTTCGGCGCCACCGGCCGGCGCAGCCACCGACCCGGCTCGGTGGGGTGCTTCTCACCGGCGACGAGCTGCCACACGAACCGCTGGATCGTCAGGGTGTCCAGCTCACCGAGCGGGATGTGGCCGAGCAGCCGCAGGATGTGGTTGCGGATCCGGCTGCCCTCGGTCCGCTGGGTGGTCGGCTTGAGCGTGCTGGCGTACGACGGCCACCACGCGTCGATCCACACGCCGAGCAGGATCTGGCCGGCCTTGGGGTCGATGTACTCGCCGCGGGCCCGGTCGGTGCTCATCCGGGCGACGGCGGCCTTGGCGGCGGTCTTGTTCGGGTAGCCGGATTCGATCGTGACCTTCCGGCCGCCGACCTGCTCACGGATCCGCCAGCCGGGCCCATGCCGCTCGACCCACACAGGGTTTAGCCAGCCCTGCGCGCGCGGCCGTCACCCGGCCGTGGAGTCGTCGCCTCGAACCACTCGGTGACGAACTGCACGCGGGCGAGCAGCTCGACGCGCCGGTTGGGGTCGGCGGTCTGCCACTGGTCGATGAGTAGCTCGATCTCGTCCGGGAGCTGGGTGGGCACCGAGGCGCGGGCGAGCCCTTCGGCTACGCCGGCGCGGGCGGCCAGGTCGTACTTGTCGACGTCGAGCGCGTCGGCGAGCTGCACGATTGACGACAGGCTGGGGCGCTGCTTGCCCGACCGCCAGTTGCTGATCACCGAGGGGTGGAACTCGGCCATCTCGGCGATGGCGGCGTCGTACCGGATGCCCCGGGCCTGCTTGAGCCGGTCGAGGTGGGCGATGAACGCCTCTCGTTCCGGCCAATCGACTGTGCGCACGCGCGCATCTTGCCGCACCGTTGCGCGCGCTGTCACATGCGTGTGATCACGCAATATGCCCTGGTCATGGCGCGGATTGTTCGGCTCGGCGGCCATCCTGTTGCCTCCCAGGGCATAGACAGTTGTGCGCTTGCGCGGCTAGCACTTTCAGATGATGCCAGAGCTACCCCCTTGTCCGGGTGTTGCGCGTGCGCAATCAAGTGCTACCTTGCATGTGCGCTCGCAACTGAGCACGACTGAGAAGCACTGAGGAAGGGAGGAATTGTGGGCGAGCAGCCGCTGACCATCAAGCAGGCCGCCGCAGTGCTCGGCATGTCGCCGTGGACGCTGCGGGACCGGGTCACCGCGGGCACCGTTCCGCACCGTCGCACCGGCAAGGTGCGCGGGGTCGTCTTCGACCCGGAGCACATCGAGGCCATCAAGAGGGCGGACTCGCGCCCGGCTCTCGGTACGCCGTCCCGGGCCGCGGCCCGTACGCGGGTTCCCCGCCAGCGGCGCACCGCCGCCTGAAAGACGCGAGCCCCCGGCCGCCGCGAACGGCCCAGGGGCTCCCTTCACCCGGATCCAAGACGCGATCAAGGAGTCCAGATGCACCCGCAGAGTACCGAACCGATCGCCTGGGCCGCTGGAGCCCAGCCGGCGCCGAAACCGGTGCCGCAGCCGAAGCCGACCGTCGAGAACCCGATGCCGTCCCGCATCGGCCCCCAGCACAACGCGATGCGCTACGACCGCGCCGACCTCGACGACACCGTCCCCGTCCCGCCCGGCGTGCAGACCATCCCCGCTGGCACCCGCCACCCGGCCACCGTCACCGTCGCGGACCCGCTGTGCGGGCACCTGCCCGGCGAGCCCCACGACGATGAGTGCGCGTACTGGCGCGGGGTGGCGCTCGGCGAGTACCCGGCCCCCGACGGCACGTACATGACGCCGGTGGTGTCGCTGCCGCCGTTCGACCTGCGGGCTCTGGCCGAGCAGCACGTGACGGCCGCCGAGCAGGACCGCCGCGAGCGAGGTGCCGCGTGATCACCCTGATCCTCGCCTACCTCGCCGTCGTGCTGCTCCTGACCACCGCCGGTCTCGCCCTGGCCCTGCACCGCAGCGACCGACAGATCACCGGCCTGTCCCAGCGGTGCGCCCGCCAGGCCGCCCGGATCCGCTCCTACCGCGCCAAGGCGCAGCTGCTCGGCGAGGCATGCGACCGGCTCGCCGCCGACCTGGACCGCGAGCGGGCGAAGGTCCGCCACCTCCAGGAGCGCAACGCCGACCTGCGCGACGAGCTGGACATCGCCACCGGTGCTGTCGAGCCGTCCGCGATCGCGGAGATGACCGCGTTCCTCGCCAACGTCGACCCCGAGGACTTCCGATGACCACCACGACGCCGCGCCGGATCACGACCCTTCAGTACCTCAAGGCCGCCGTCGCCACCCGCCTCGGTCTGGAGCCGGAGCACGAGGGCGCGACCCCCGAGTGGGCCGAGCTGCTCCGCAACGGCCTCGCCGAGCGTCCCGCCGCCGGCCGCCGCCGACTCGCCGCCCCGGCCCGCCCGGCGCTGCCCGCCATCGCCGCCGTCCCGCACCGCGAGGTCGTCGACGAGCACCTGGGCGTCCTGCGGGTCGCGGGCCTGGAGCCCGCCCGCATCCACGACGCGCTCGCCGGAGGTGCCCGGTGAGCACCGAGGCGTGGATGGCCGAGGGCATCTGCCGCCAGGTGGACGGGGACCTGTGGTTCCCGGAGAAGGGCGGCTCGCCCCGGGCCGCAAAGGCCATCTGCTTTCGCTGCCCGGTCCAGGAGCCGTGCCTGCGGTACGCGCTCGACCACGACGACCGGTTCGGCATCTACGGCGGCAAGACCAGCGAGGAGCGCCGCGAGCTCAAGAGGAAGGCAGCAGCATGACCGCCCTGAAGACCCGCAAGCCGACCGGCCGCGTCCCGTGGCCCCTCATCCTCATCGAGGGCGGCGAGAAGTCGGGCAAGTCCTGGGCCTGCGCCCAGTTCTCCACCTCGCCCCGGATCGGTCAGATGTACTGGATCGACCTCGGCGAGGGCGCAGCCGACGAGTACGGTGCGATCCCCGGCGCGAACTACCTCGTCGTCGAGCACGACGGCACGTGGGCGCAGATCCAGGGCGCGGTCGACGCCGTGAAGGCCGAGGCCGCCCGCGCCGCCGACGCCGGTCAGCCGCCCGTCGTGCTGGTCATCGACTCGATGACCGCCGAGTGGGACCTGCTCAAGGACTGGGCGTCCGACAAGGCCCGCCAGCGGCACAACGCCAAGGCCCGCAAGTACAACAAGCCGCTGCTGGCCGCCGACGAAGAGCCGAAGATCAGCATGGACCTGTGGAACGAGGCCGGCGCCCGTCACCGCAAGCTCATGACCACCCTGATGACCTTCCCCGGCATCGTCCTCCTGACGGCCCGCGGCAAGGACGTCGCGGCCCTCGACGACAAGGGCGCGCCGATCGCGGGCACGAAGGACTACCGGGTGGAGGGCCACAAGACGCTCGGCTTCGACGTGTCGTGCTGGATCCGCCTCGACCGGTCGAAGCCCGGCACGGTGATCGGTGTCCGGTCGGTGCACGTCGGAATCCGGCCCGGCTACGACGACCCGATCGAGCTGGCCCGGGACTGGACCGTCGAGAACATCGTCTTCGAGACGTTGCGGTGCGCGCCGGCTGAGGCGCACACCCGGGACCTGGTCGCGTTGCAGCCGGCCGAGCCGGACGACGAGCGGCCCGTGTCGGCGCCGCCGGCCGCCCGGCCCGTCTCCGGCCCGCCCGCCGCCCTCTCGGCCGCCGCGACCGGGCTGCTCGACGATCTCGCCCAGTGCACCGACGAGACCGGGCTGCGCCGGGTCTGGCGGGCCGCCGGTGAGGCCGTCAACGACGGCCGGATCAGCCAGGCCGAGGCCGAGCACTTCCAGGGCCAGTGGCGGATCCGCAAGGAGCAGCTCATCCCGTCCAACCCGGCCACCGAGCCGATGCACAAGAAGATCCACGCCTTGTGCCGCGAGGTCGACCTCACCGACCGGGATGACCGGCTCCGGTTCCTGTCCGAGGTCACCGGCCGGCAGATCACCACGCAGCGGCAGCTCAGCCTCCCCGAGGCCGACAAGGTCATCACCCGGCTGGAGGCCGTCGTCGCGCAGAGCAACCCGCCCGCCGAGCAGGAAGGCCAGGCCGCCTGATGAGCCACACCCCGACCCCGGAACAGGCCGAAATCATCGACGCCGCCCGCGCCGGCCACGACCTCACCATCGAGGCCGGCGCCGGAACCGGCAAGACCAGCACCCTCAAGATGCTCGCCCGCGAAGCCGGACGCCGCCGCGGCGCCTACCTCGCCTACAACCGCAGCATCGCCACCGACGCCGCCAAGGAGTTCCCCGCCTCGGTGACCTGCAAGACGGCACACTCCTTCGCCTACGGTGCCGTCGGCCGGCAGTACGCCCACCGCCTCAACGGCCCCCGGGTGCCCGCCCGGCAGGCCGCGATCATCCTCGGCCTCAACGAGCCGGTGAAGGTCGGCCAGGTCACGCTCGCCCCGCAGCAACTCGCCCGCCTCGTCGGCGAGACCATCCAGCGGTTCTGCTACAGCGACGACCGCACCGTGCAGCGGATGAACGTGCCGCTCGTCAACGGCCTCGACCGGGCAGGCCAGGCCGAACTCGCGAAGTACCTCGTGCCGGTCGCCCAGCGCGCCTGGGACACCGACCTGACCCGCCTCGACGGGCAGCTCCGCTTCACCCACGACATGTACCTGAAGATGTGGATCCTCGCCGACCCGGTGATCCACGCCGACTACGTGCTGCTCGACGAGGCCCAGGACTCCAACCCGGCCGTCGCCGGTCTCGTCTCCCGGCAGCCCGCCCAGCGGATCCTCGTCGGCGACCGCGCGCAGGCCATCTACGGCTGGCGCGGCGCCACCGACGCCATGGCCAGCTTCGACGGCCGCCGCTTCCAGCTCAGCCAGTCCTTCCGGTTCGGGCAGGCGGTCGCGGACGAGGCCAACAAGTGGCTGTCGCTGCTCGACAACACCGACCTGCGGCTCACCGGCTACGACCGGATCCCGTCGCGGGTGGAGCCGGTCGCCGTACCGGACGCGGTGCTGTGCCGCTCCAACGGCGGCGCGATGGTCCGGGTGATGGACGCCCTGGGGCAGGGCCGCCGTCCGGCGCTGGTCGGCGGCGGGCAGGACATCCGCCGCATGGCCGAGGCCGCCCAGCGGTTGCAGGCCGGCGCGCCGACGGACCACCCGGAGCTGTTCGCCTTCGCGACCTGGCGGGAGGTGCAGGAGTACGTCGAGATGGACGCCGCGGGCGCGGACCTGCGGGTGTTCGTCCGGCTGATCGACCGGCACGGCCCGCACGAGGTGATGCGGGTGTGTGACGCCCTGGTCGACGAGCGGTACGCCGACGTGGTCGTGTCCACCGCGCACAAGGCGAAGGGCCGGGAGTGGCAGTCGGTGAAGATCGCCGACGACTTCCCGGAGCCGAAGGTGCAGGAGGACGGGTCGGCGCGGATCGCCGCCGACGAGGTGATGCTGGCGTACGTCGCGGTGACGCGGGCGCAGCGGCAGCTCGACCGGTACGGGCTGGCCTGGGTGGACCGGTACACCAGCGGTGGCCGGTCGCCAGATCCGGTGACGGGGAAGGTGTACCCGGAGCACGCGATCCTGCCGGACGCCCCGGACCCGCTCGCCGAGCTGGCCGACGAGCACGCCGGCAGCAGCCCGGCGCCGCGGTGCACGGGCTCCCGGCCGTGCTTCCTGTGCGACCCGGCCGTGCGCGCCACCTGGCCGGCCCCGGTCACCGCCGGAGCCCCCCGTGGCTGACGTCATCCAGTTCCCCGGGGTCGGCGCGCTGCCGGCCCCGGGCCCCCGGCCCGCCCCGGCCGACCTCGACGCGATGGGGGAGCGGTACGTGGCGTACTGCGAGGCCCGCGACACCCCCGGCCGGGAGCGGGACGCCGACCTGCTCGCCCGGGCGGTCGCCGACGACACCCCCGCCTGGCTGGGGGAAGTGGCCCGGCTGGAAGCCCGCATCGCCGAGCTGGCCCAGGCCCGAGGCGGCGCGTGATGACCGACCAGCGACCCGGCCACATGGGCTACTGCAACACCCACGCCAAGCGGCTCTACTCCAGCCGCCGCCAGGCCCGCAAGGTCATCCGCGAGCACCGCAACCGCGCGGGCATGCGCGAGTACCCATGCACCCTCGTGGCCGGCCACTTCCACATCGGCCACCTGCCCAAGGACGTGGTGAAGGGCCGGATCACCGCCCCCGAGATCTACGGGGACCGGCCGTGACCCGCCGCAGCCGCCGGCCGGTCCGGACGCACCCGTACACGCCGTCCGGGGTGATCCCCGCGGACCACAACGGCAACCGGCCGTGCATCTGCGGCCGCGCCGAGGCCAACGCCGCACACGACCAGGCGGCCGTCGAGCAGGTCGACGCCGCCCACGCCGAACAGCTCCGCCGCATCGGAGGCGACCAGTGACCCGCCGACTCCCCGACCTGGGACGCATCGACCCGAACTGCGCCGCGCCCCGGCACGGCGACAACTCCGCATACCGGCAGCACTGCCGCTGCCCCCACGCCCGCGAAGACCACCGCCTCTACAACAAGCGCCACCGGCAGGGCCGACCCCAGCCGGCGTACATCGACGGCACCGGCACCCGCCGCCGCCTCCAGGCCCTCGCCGTCCTCGGCTGGCGGTGGGAAGACCTGGGGCAGCGGCTGGGCACCAGCTGGCGCGGGGCGCAACACCTCGCCCTGGACACGGGCGGTGTCCACCACAGCAGCGCCGCCCGCGTGGCCGCCGTGTACCGGGAGCTGTGTGACCGGCCCGGGCCGTCGCCGATCGCCGCTCAGCGGGCCGTGGCGAAGGGCTGGCATGGGCCGCTGGCCTGGCACGACATCGACGACCCCACCTGCGAGCCGGACACCACCGACCCGGACGCGCCGGTCATCGACGAGTGGGCGGTGACGGAGCTCCTCGCCGGTCGGCTCGGCGCGGACCGGCTGGGCGAGGTGGACCTGATCGAGGCGATGCGTCGCCTCCTGGCCGACGGGCTGACGCCGGGGCAGGCCCGGTACCGGCTTCGGCTGACCAACGCGCACGCCCGCCGCCTGATCAAGGCGATCAACACCACGACCCGCACCATCCCGCCCACCGAGGAGACCCGAGCCGCATGAGCACCGACACCCCGACCACCGACCCGCAGACCGTCGTCGACGAGTTCAACGCCGAGCACGGCAGCGTGACCTGGGTCCGCTACTGGACCGGCACCCGCGACGACGCCCCCAAGTACGACCTCACCGACGGCAAGGCGTGGCTGCTCGGCGGACACACCCCCGTCGTCCGGGTGCGCGGCGAGTCGTCCTGCATCGCCCTGACCCACGTGGACGTCCTGCCGGGCCAGCCCGACGACATCGCCGACGACAGCCGCGACCTGCCCGACCCGGTCGACGCCGCACAGCGCGTGAAGGAGTACATCTCCGCCACCGGCGACGGCATCTACGACGTGGTCGACGGCGAGGTGCTGTACGCCCGCGACCTGGAGGCGCTGCGCCGCGCAACCGAACGGGCCAGCGAGGTCGAGATGTGCGCCGAGAAGACGCAGGCCGAGCTGGAGAAGGTCCGCGCCGACCTGGCCGCCGAGCGCCGGATCGCCGACGAGCTGCGCAACGACCTCCGCGTCTCCGATCAGCAGTACGCCGACCTCCAGCAGTCCCTCGCCGCCGCCCGCAACGCCGACGAGTGACCCGGTGGCCCGGGCGTCACGCCGGCGCCCGGGCCACCACCCCGCACCAGACCGCACCAGACCGCACCAGCAGACCAGGAGCACCGGTGACCGACCTTGAGAACGCGACCGTACGCGAGTGGACCGACCTACTCGCGCGGATCCGCTTCGGCACGGTCAAGGTGGCCGGCAAAACCATCACCGGCCGCGTCATCAAGGCCGTCGGCTACCGCGCCGCGAACTACGCCGACGCCGACGGCTCCCGTGTCCGCCCCGGCCTGCCCCGCCTCGCCGTCGACCTCGAAATCGACCACGGCACCGCCAAGCGAGCCGTCCAGGTCATCGTCCGCGCCGGACTGCTCCGCCTCGTGCGAGCCGGAGCCCGCCCCGGCCTCGCCGACGAATACCAGCTCACCATCCCGAACGACCTGCTCGACCGGACCGGCCTGGAGGTGTGGTCGCCCGCGAAGCACCGCCTGGAGGTCGAGCGGGTGCGCGAGCAGACCCGAGGCCGGTACCGGAAGCGCCCCGAGCCGTCCGCAGACGCCGACACCTGCAGGTCCCAGGAGGACCCGCAGAAATCCGACCTGCAGGTCCCGGAGGGACCCGCAGACACACCCGCCGCCGACCGACCTGCAGGTCCCGCAGGGACTGACATCACCCGACCTGCAGGTCCCGTGAGGACTGACCTGCAGGTCCCGGAGGGACCCGCCACCCACCACGGACCTAGACACAACACCACCCACCCAACCGACGAAGAGGTCCGTACGGCCCTGACAGGTCCGCGCGCGACCGAGCCCGAAGAGCCGGAATTTGTCGATGAGGTAACGCCGGACCCGCAGCCCTCCGGCTGCCCGACACACGGCCGCGCCTTCGCCGCCGGCAACCGCCCCGACGGCCGACCCCGCTGCCCGCTCTGCCGCCGCGCCCCCGCAACCGGACTCGCCCCCGTCATCCCCCTCAGCCGCCGGAGCGCCGGATGACCACCCCATACCGACACCTGACCCCCGGCATGAAGCGCGCCCGCGCCTCCGCCCAGGAAGCCATCCGCCGCGCCCAAGCCCACGCCACCCCGCCGCCGGCCGCCGACCCAGACGACCCCTGGGACGGCGCATGGCCACCCAGCCCGCAGGCCTGGCGCGCCCGCTGCCGCCAGATCCGCCACGACATCGAGGAGACCCGCCGCCATGGCTGAAATCCGCACCATCCGCACCGCCCGCAAGCCCCACGACTGCCAGGCCCAGCCCTGCGAGAACACCATCCAGCCCGGCGAGCAGTACCTGTACGCCGAGATGCCCCCAGGCGACGAGTACATCGGCAACACCGCCTGGGAGCGCATGAAGGTCTGCCAGCCGTGCGCCGAGCGGTGGGGCCAGAGCATGGCCGAGCAGGTGACGCCACGGCGCGCGCGCCGTTCCCGCCGGGGACAGATCGCCCGCCAGGCCGACGCACTCGACACCGCGCCGTCCCGCCGACACGTCGACGAGCCCCGCCTCCACCGCCCCATCCAGACCATCCACGCCCCCGCCCTGAGCGCCTGAGGAGACCCGCCGTGACCACCAACCCGACCCCCGACCACCGCACCCCCGCCCGACGCCTCGCCGACCTCATCGGACCCGACAACGCCCGCAACGCCATCAACACCGCCGCCCACGCCCTCCAACGCCTCAACAACGACCAGACCATGCCGATCGTCCACCCCGGCCGCGTCGACTACGTCGCCACCATCGCCCTCCTCGCCGCACTCCCCACCACCCGGCACGCCACCCAGCCGACCCCGGCCAACGACCGCATCCCCACCCGCGACCTCGGACTACCCCTCGTCGAGCAACTCCGCCGCGAGCGTGACGAGGCCCGAGACGACCTCCGCGACGCCCAAGCCGACCGCAACCACAAGAGCGCCGTCCTCAACGCCACCGCCCAAGCCCTCGGCATGCTCCCCGGCGACAAGGTCGACGACACCCCGGCCGCCGCCAGCCGACTCCGCGCCGAGCTGGACGAGATGCGCGAAGCCCGCGACGTCCTCCGCCAGCAACTCACCACCCACAAGACCACCATCAAGGCCCTCAACGAGCAGGTCGCCACCGCCCACGGCACAATCCGCAGCCTCGCCCGGGCGTACGCCGACGCGGTGCCCGGCGCCCCGGAGCCCGTCCTCGGTTCTGCCGATTCCCACGCGCGGGGTATCCGTCCGGCCGCCTGGGAGCAGCACGCCATCGACGCCGCACAGGACGGCCTCGGCGAAGCCTGGTCGATGCTCGCCACCGACCCCACCGCCACCCGCCGGCTCGCCACAGCCGCCGTCCGCGCCATCGTCGACGCCGGGCTGGCCGGTCCGGGCGGCCGCTGCCCGACGTGCGGGGAGACGTACCCGCGCACCATGCCGGCGGGCGAGGACCAGCGCTGCTGGACGTGCTCGACGCAGGAGGTGGTGGGGCTGCCGGAGTACGGCGGGACGGCCGAGGATGCTCGGCGTCGTCACGCCGTGGTGTTCAACGCCCTCAGCCGCACGCTGACCCTCGTGGACCCGTTCATGCCGTTGTCGGTGCGGGAGCGGTGTGCGGAGGCTGTCCTGGCCGCCCTCGACGCGCTGGAGGACGCCGCCGAGGCGCAGACGCAGGACGGCCGCCAGCACGACGCCATCACCCGGCTGATCCGCGCCGCCCTAGGCGTGCACGCCGCCCGCGACACGGTCCTGCCCCGCAGAGAAGCTCTCGGCGAGCTGGCGGCAGCAGCCGACGCCTACGGCTCTCAGTGGGAGGACTGACCGGTGCCCGCCCGCACCGCCGCCGCCGTCATCGCCCTCGCCCTCATCGCCGGGGTGACAACCGTCCTCGCCCTCGCAGCCGCCAGCGACGCCCACCTCAACCCCGCCGGCGCCATCCTCACCGCGCTGGCCGCCGTGTGGGTGTCCCTCGCCATCCGCCCGCTGTTCCGCCTCATCCGCACCCGCACCACCCGCTGAGGAGCACCGTGACGCCGCACCACCTGCACGCCCTGGCCGCCGCCTGGTCCCTCCAGGCGGCCCGCCAGACCCTCGCCGACCTCGCCCGCGACGAGGCCGCCCAGATCGCCGCAGAGCACCTGGAAGCCCCGTCGGTGCTCCGCTCCCCCGTCTACGGCTCCCGACACGCCAGCGGCGGCCACAGCGACCCCACACCCCGCATGATCGCCCTCGCCGACCGGCCCGAACGCCGCAACCGGTGGGCCGAGATGCGCGAGCGGCTCGACGGCAAGCTCGACTGGCTCGCCGATACCCTCCGCCTCCCGTACGGACTCGACGACGGCATCGACCGCATCATCGAGTGCACCCCCGCGGTGTCACCCGGCACCGCCGCCGCCCTCGGCCGCCACCTGGCCGACGAGGAGCGGTGGGTACGCGACGCCATCCGCCAACCCCGCCCCACCGCACCGCTCGTCGGCGTCCCCTGCCCCCACTGCGGCGAACGCCAGCTGGTGGTGCAGACCGCCGGCCCCGTCGACGCCTGGACCGTCGTCTGCGCCACTGGCCGCCACTGCACCGGCGCGGGCTGCCGCTGCGGGATGCCGGGCGCGGTCGAGGGCGTCGCGCACATCTGGCCCCGCCACGTCGTCCTCAGCCCAGCCGCACAGACGCTCACCCGAGGCCGACCATGACCCGCGACCGCGCCGCCGTCGACAACGCCGTCACCGTCGCCCTCGGCGCCCACCGCGCCCACGCCATGCGCCTACTCCACACCGCCCGCAGCGAAGGCTGGCACGCCGACCTCGTCGAGCGCGCACTCGCTGACTGCGCCGACCAGGTCGAGCACTACCGCAACGCCTGGGCCAACGTGAAAGTCGACGCCGAACGCCGCGAACGCGACGCCGCCGCCCGCGCCCTCGACTGCACCGAACACGGCCACATCATCGACGGCCTGGAAAAGCAACTCACCGCCTCCGACAACTACGGCCGCTCCGCCGACCGGTCCCGCCGCGAATACATCGGGGGCGTCACGCGCCTCGCCGAAGCCGTCGACCGGATCCGCAAACGCATCGCCGACGGCGACACCGACGGCATCCCCGACCTGCCCGACTTCCTCGACACCCTCGCCGAATACCTCGACAGCATCCAGAAGGAAGCGAAATGGCGATGACCAACGACCCCGACCTGGCCCGCGTGCCCGGCTACCGGCACGTCCGCGCCCGCGTCACCAACGGAGCCCCCGAGGTAACCGGCGGCATGTGGCGCATCCGCGAGTGGCGTCGGCGGGCAGGGCTCACGCAGCAGCAGGCGGCGGACTTGCTCGGTGTGCATCCGGGCCGGGTGTGCGCGTGGGAGACCGGCCGCACCACCGTGCCCCTCGCGGTGCTCGCCGCGGTCGCCGACCTCGCCGCGGAGGAGAGTGCTCGGCACCCGCCCGCCGTCAAGGTCAACCATTCACAGCCAGCACTCAGAAAACGCGCACCATAACCACCGCTATGGTGTACCACCACGATTGCGGGGCCGACTGGCCTAGGAAGGTACGATGAGGGCCATGATCCGCGTGGACGGCCGCGAGTGGGGCACCCCCGCCCAACTCGCGGCCCGGCTCGGCCCCGACATCACCCCCGCCATGATCCGCCGCTGGCGCGAACGCAAGAACCTCACCACCACCGCCGGCCTCTCCCCGCTCGACGAGGCCGCCGCCATCGAGCGCGACACCCGTACCTCGACACGCGGACGGCCCCGCCGACTTGACCTTGCCGCAGCCTGACCGCATGATTTGTTCACACCCCACGTAGGTGGAGTGTCCCCACAGCCCGGTTGAGCGATCCGCTCCCGGGCTGTCGTGCGTCCAGGGTCGGGACGCCAGGGGCGGGGAAAGCGGGCCGGCCACCGCGGCGGGAGGCCGGCCCGCACACCCCCATCACCGACCCGCCCCACCCGACCCCCTGACCGGACAAGGCTCCGGGAAGAGGTGAACCATGCCCCGCACCCCCGGCCGCCCCGTCACCCAGGCCGACCACGACCGCGTCCGCGAGCTGCACGCCGAAGGCCTCAGCCGAAACGCCATCGCCAAGGAGATCGGCCGCAGCGGCAAGACCGTCTCCGAGATCGCCGTGAAGCTCGGCCTGACCTTCGACCGCACCCGCACCCGGGCCGCGACCGAGGCCCGCCGGGACGACGCCAAGTCCCGCCGCGCGGCCCTCGCCCTGGCGCTGCTCGGCGACGCCGAACGCCTCCGCGCCCAGCTCTGGAAGCCGGCGCACTACGTCGACCACGGCGGCAAGGAGTACGACCGCGTCGACTGGACCCTCGACGAGCCGGCGTTCGCCGACAAGCTGAAGCTCATGCAGTCCGTCGGCATCGCCGTCGACCGGGCCGTCAAGCTCGACCAGTACGACGCCGACCCCGGCATCGACGCCGCCAAGAGCATGCTCGGCGCGCTCGCCGCAGGCCTCGGCGCCGCCTACGACCAACTCACCCAGCCCGCCACCGATGGCGATTGACACCACCGCGGTCGCCCGACAGCTCTCCCCGGTGCACATCCGGTCGATCGTCGAGTCCACCGCCCGCCTCAACATCTGGCAGGGCTCGGTCCGGTCCGGCAAAACCGTGGCGTCGCTGTTGCGGCTGCTCATGGCCATCGCCGCCGCACCCAGCTCCGGCCGAGTGCTCCTCTTCGGCAAGACCCGCGAGTCCGTCAACCGGAACGTGTTCTCGGTGCTCGGCGACCCCGCCCTGTTCGGCCCCCTCGCCCGCCTGATCAAGTACAACCCGGGCGCGGCGATGGGCACGATCCTCGGCCGTGAGGTCGACGTCCTGGGCGCGAACGACTCCAAAGCGGAACCGAAGGTGCGCGGCATGACGCTGTGCATCGCGTACGGCGACGAGCTGACCACCGTGCCGGAGGCGTTCTTCACCCAGGTCCTCGCCCGGCTGTCGGTGCCCGGGGCGCAGCTGTTCGGCACCACCAACCCGGACGCCCCCAACCACTGGCTGCGGAAGAAGTACCTGCTCCGGGCCGGTGAGCTGAACCTCCGCACCTGGCACTCCACGCTGCGGGACAACCCGCACCTGGACCCGCAGTACGTCGCCGACCTGGCCCGCGAGTACGTGGGCCTCTGGTACAAGCGGTTCATCGAGGGCCGCTGGGTGCAGGCCGAGGGCGCCGTGTTCGACATGTTCGACGAGGACCGCCACGTCGTCACCGACCTGCCCGCGATCGTCCGCTGGATCTCGCTGGGCATCGACTACGGCACCCGCAACGCCACCGCCGCCCTCATCCTCGGCGCAGGCGACGACGGCCGCCTCTACCTCACCCACGAGTGGCGACACGACCCCGCCGTAGCGCGCCGCCAGCTCACCGACGCCGGCCTGTCCCGCGAGCTACGCGCCTGGCTCGGCCGCCTCCAGGTCCCCGGCGCGACCGGACTCACCGGGCTACGGCCCGAGTGGACCGTCGTCGACCCCGCCGCCGCGTCCCTGCGGTTGCAGCTCCACGAGGACGGCATGACCCCGGCCCTGGCCGACAATGCGGTCCTGGACGGCATCCGGCTGATGTCGTCGCTGCTCGGCAACGACCAACTCCGCGTGCACGCCTCGTGCCGGGGCCTCATCGACGAGATTCCTGGATACAGCTGGGATGACAAGGCTGCCGAGCGGGGCGAAGACGCCCCGATCAAGGCCGATGACCACAGCATCGACGCCGCCAGGTACGCGATCAAGACGCCGGAGGTGCTGTGGCGTCCGCTGCTGCGGTCCGCCCACACCCTCGCAGCATGACCCGACCCGAGAGGAAGCCCCGTGCAGCAGCCCAGCGTTGGCCGCATCGTCCACTACGTCAGCCACGGCACGCCGCCGCGCAGCGACGGCACCCAGGCGTTCCAGTCCGAGTGCCGCGCCGCGATCATCACCGAGGTCGGCGAGAACGACACCGTCGGCCTGTGCGTCCTCAACCCGACCGGACAGTTCTTTCACTCGCTCGCCGCCGGTGGCTGCCACCACCAGGAGAACGAGCAGGCCGGCGGGTCCTGGCACTGGCCCGAGCGGGTCTGATGGACAGCCTCGCCGAGCTGGCCGCCGCTCTCACCCCGCCGCAGTACGGGACCAACCTGCACTACCCGACCTGCCCCGGCTCGTGCACCGGATGCCTCCCGCCGCTCCCTGAGGTGCAGCAGCCGGCACCGCTGAACCTCAGCCTGTTCCGTCCACCGCCGGCCATGCGGATCACCACACGACCGCAGGACTGGGCCGCGCCGGCTCGCGCCATCCTCCGTGAACGCGGTGCCTGGCGTACCTGACCATCGACCTGACCGAGGAGGGCCAGGTGCCGATCCCCACCTCCGGCGCCTGGCCGCCGCCCCACGTCACCCCCGCCTACAACGCCTACCGCGACTGGGACGCCTGGTACGCGGGGGATCCCGACCGGCTCCGCGAGGTCTACGCCAACCGCACCACCGCCCGCCCGAAGACCCGGCCCGGGCAGCACGCCGGCGGCCTCTACGGCATGGTGTCCCGCTGGCTGTGGGGCGCACCCAGCCCCGACACCGGCCGCGACGGACGACTCCACGTCCCGCTCCCCGCCGACCTCGCCGCCACCAGCGCGAACCTCCTGTTCTCCGAGCCCCCGAACCTCGACCACGAGGACCCGGCGGTCATGGCCCGGCTGGAGCAGCTCGTCGACGACGGCCTGGCCACCGTGCTGCTGCACGCGGCCGAAGCCGACAGCGCGCTCGGCGACGTCTACCTCCGGCCCGTCATCGACGAGGAAGTGCTCCCCGGCCGGGCGTTCCTCACGGCCGTGCACGCCGACGGAGCGGTCCCCGTCATCCGGTGGGGGAAGCTCACCGAGGTGACGTTCTGGTCGACGCTGCTCGTCGACGGCGACACCCACGTGCGGCTCCTGGAGCACCACGAGGTCGTCAACCGGGCAGGCCGGATCGTGTACGCCCTCCACGTGGGCACCAGCACCCACCTCGGCCGGGCCGTGCCGCTCACCGACGCGGCTGCTTCCGCCTACCTGGCCGACCTGGTCGACGCGGAAAGCGCCCAGCCGACCGGCCTCGACCGCCTCGACGTCGTCCGGGTGCCGAACGCGGGCCCGAACCGGCTGTGGCGCACCGACGGCACCCTCAAGTACCTCGGCCGGTCCGATTACTGCGGCAACGAGCAGTGGTTCGACGCCCTCGACGACGTGTGGACGTCCTGGATGCGGGATCTGCGGCTGGCCCGCTCCCGGATCCTCGTCCCGGAGTACATGCTCCAGTCGCAGGGGCCCGGCCGCGGAGCGACCTGGGACGCGGAGCAGGAGGTCTTCACCGCCCTCAACGGGCTGCCCGGCCAGCAGACCGGCAACGGCATCACCCTGAGCCAGTTCGCGATTCGGCACGCCGAGCACAAGGCCACCGCTGACGCGATCGTCGAGACCGCGCTGCGGCACGCCGGCCTGTCCTCGCAGACGCTGGGCGAGGAGGGTGACGTGGCGGTCACCGCCACCGAGGTGCAGGCCCGGGAGCGGCAGAGCTTCACGACGCGCGGGAACCGGATCGGCACGTGGGCGCCCGCGCTCGCCGAGGCCGTCGAGCTGCTCCTCGCCGTAGAGCGTGCCCAGCTCAACGGGGCCGCCGACCCGGTCCGCCCGAACGTCGAGTTCGGCGACTCCGTCAGCGAGTCCCCGGAGCAGGTCGCCCGCACCGTGCAGCTCCTCTCCGCCGCCGGTGCGGTCTCCGTCGACACGATGGTCCGCATGGTGCACCCCGAGTGGGACGACATCCAGGTCCGCGAGGAGGTCGACCGAATCAAGGGCGACGCCCCGCCGGTCGTGGACGTCTCGGGCAGCCTCGACGCGCTGGCCGGCAACACCCCGCCGCCCGGCGACCAGCAGCAGCCCGAGGACGCACCGCCCGAGGAGTAGCCGGTGGCCGTCGACCCGGAACAGATCGCCGCCATCACCCGCAACACCGTCGACCTGTACCGGGCCGCCGAACAGCAGATCCTCCAGCTCGTCACCCGCTACCTGCGCGACGGCATCGACGGGCCGACCTGGGCCGACGACCGCCTGAACGCGCTCGCCGCCCTGCGCCGGGCTGCCGCCGACGTGCTGCGACGCCTCGACGCCGACGCGCCCGAGCACATCGTGCGGGCCGCGGCGGAGGCGTACCGGGCCGGAGACGCATCACTGCTACGGGAACTCCCCGAGGGCCTGGCCGAGCGGCTCGCTGCCGCGCGCGCCGCCACCATCGTGCCCCGAACCGGGGTCATCGAGTCCCTGGCGGCTGCGCTCGCGCGGGACGTCGGGGAGCGGCACTCCAACGTGCTGCGGCACGTCCTGGACGTGTACCGGTCCGTGATCGCGCAGGCCACGGCGGTGTCGGTGGCCGGTGGGCAGACCCGCCGGCAGGCCGCGCAGTTCGCGTACGCGCGGCTCGTCGACCAGGGCCTCACCTCGTTCACCGACGTGCGCGGGCGCCGCTGGCGGTTGAGCAGCTACGTGGAGATGGCCGTCCGGACCGTCACCCAGCGGGCCGCCGTGCAGGGCCAGACCGACCGGCAGCAGCGCCTCGGCCTGGACCTCGTCCTCGTCTCCGACAGCCCGCGCGAGTGCGCCCGCTGCCGCCCCTGGGAGGGCAAGGTGCTCGCCATCTCCGGCGCCCAGCGCGGCCGGGTCGAGATGGACAGCATGGTCGGCCCGGGCACCGTCACCGTCGACATCGCCGGCACCGTGGACGAGGCCCGCGCGGACGGGCTCATGCACCCCAACTGCACGCACAGCCTGCGCGCGTACCTGCCCGGCGCGACCCGCCGACCGCCCCGACCCACCGCCAACCCAGCCGGCTACGACGCCAAGGACCGGCAACGCGCCATCGAGCGGCACATCCGCCACTGGAAAGAGCGCGAGACCGCAGCCCTCGACGACGTCGGCCAGACCGCCGCCCGGACGAAGGTCCGCCAGTGGCAGGCCGCGATGCGGCAGCACCTCGCCGCGAACCCCGAGTTGAAGCGTCTCCCCTACCGGGAGCAGATCGGTGCGGGCAGTACGCCCCGCTGACCACCTGGCCGGCAAGGACCGGCCGCCATCCAACCCGCCTCAAGGAGGCACCACCGTGGACCCCAAGACCCTGCCCGGCTTCGTCAACCCGCTCACCGGCCACCACGTCATCCCGGGCACGGTGCTCGGGTACCGGCGCGACGGCCGCCCGATCCTGCTCCTCGCGGGCGGCTCGGGCGAGGGCGACAGCGGGGAGGCCGGCGAGACCGGTGAGGGCACCACCGACGACCAGGACGGCGACGCCGGCCAGGACGACGGCAGCAAGACCCCGAAGTACGACGGCGAGGTCGACAAGGCCCGCCACGAGCGCGCCCTGGCCGCCGCCCGCGAGAGCGAGAAGAAGGCCAAGGCCGAGGCCAAAGCCGAACGGGACCGCGTCGCCGCGATCCTCAAGGCCGCTGGCCTCACCCCGGACGGCAAGACCGACCCCGCCGAGCAGCTCAAGGCCGCTGCCGCCGAGCGGGACAAGGCCGTCGCCCGGGCCCGCGACACCGCAATCGAGCTGGCCGTCTACAAGCGCGCGGGCAAGGCCGGCGCCGACCCGGACGCCGTACTCGACTCCCGCGGCTTCCTCAGCTCGGTCGCCGAGCTGGACCCCGACGCCGCCGACTTCGACGACAAGGTCACCGCCGCGATCAAGGCCGCGGTGAAGACCAACCCGAAGCTCTCCGCCACCGCTGGCCAAGGGGCCGGCAAGCAGGGCGCGGACCACTCGGGCGCCGGCAGCGGCAACAAGACCAAGCCCAAGGGCCTTGCTGGAGCTGTCACGGCAGCACTCAGCGGGAACTGACCAACCAGACGAGGTAGCCATGCCCGTAACCCTGGCCGAGGCCAAGCAGAACGCCCAGACCGACCTGGACGTCGCCGTCATCGACGAGTTCACCAAGAGCAGCGACATCCTGGACCGGATGACCTTCGACGACGCGGTCAGCCCGACCGGCGGCAGCACGCTGCTGTACGGCTACCGTCGCCTGACCGCGCAGCGCGGCGCCGCGTTCCGCGCGATCAACACCGAGTACACCCCGGCCGAGGTCACGACCACGCCGCAGTCCGTGGAGCTGAAGCCGCTCGGCGGAAGCTTCCAGGTGGACCGCGTGATCTCGCGAGTCGGCCCGGCCGCCTCCGGCGCGGTGACCCTCAACATGCAGCAGCTGATCAAGGCAAGCAAGGCCAAGTTCGCCGACGCAGTGATCAACGGCGACACCGCCGTGGACGCCAACGGCTTCGACGGCCTGTCGAAGATCCTGACCGGGTCGACCACCGAATACCTGCCGCTGTCCAACGGCGTTTCCACCGGCTACGTGGACTGGACGGCCGTCAACGACAAGGCCACCGCGCTGGCCGCGCAGCGTCACATCAACAACTGGCTCTCGCTGATGGACGAGGACCCGGACGTCATCTACGGCAACCGGCTGACCCTCAGCCTGTTCCACGCCATCGCCGCCTGGGTGGGGCAGATCAGCACCACCGAGGACTCCTTCGGGCGAACCATCACCCGCTACAGGGGCATCCCGCTCGTCGACCTCAAGTCCAAGGCCGGTTCCAACACCGACGTGATCGCCCTGGCCTCGAAGGACACCGACGGTGCGGGCTCGGGCGGCACCATCAGCGGCCTCGGCGACCTGTACGCCGTCCGGTACGGTCTCGACGGCTTCCACGGGGCATCCATGGCCGGCGACGCCGAGCTCACGCGCACCTGGCTGCCGGACTTCACCAAGGCCGGCGCCGTCAAGACTGGCGAGTGCGAGCTGGGCCCGGTCGCTCCCGTCCTCCGCAGCACCAAGGCGGCGGCGGTCTTCCGCAACATCAAGAGCGCCTGATCATGGCGATGATCATCGCTCCGAATCGGGAGTACAACGGCAAGGTCGGTGACGTGCAGTTCAAAGACGGCACGGCTGAGACCAACGACCAGGCAGTGATCCAGTACTGCCGGAGCGCCGGCTACGAGGTGGACGGCGAGATCGCCTCGCCGCCGGAGTCCCCGGAGCCGCCCGACCCGCGCGAGGTTGGCGACGGTCTGATCGGTACGCCGCTGCGCGACGCCGCCGTGGACCCGCGCGAGGGCGACTTCCTGCCGCCCACGAACGCCGGCCAGGCCAACCCGCACGGCCCCGAGGTCGTCGCCCCCGGCATCCACGCCGTCTCCGGCCCCGGGCCGATCGTGCCCGGACCGGTCGGCCGGATCGAGCAGACCGACGAGGGCGGCCAGGTGGTCATCACCGACACCGCCGAGCAGCAGCGGCGGGAGACCACCGCCGCCGAGCAGGTGTTCGTCGAGCAGCGTCCGGTGCCGGAGGTGACCGCCGACCTGGGCGACCGGGCCGACGCCGCCCGGCCGGACGCTCCGGCCGGGAACGCCTCCCAGGAGGCATGGGCGGACTGGGTCATCGCCACCCACCCCGAGCTGGACGAGGCGTCCGTGCGCGGCATGAAGCGCGACGAGCTGCGCGAGCAGTACGGCCCGAAGGCCGAGTGAATCGTGGGGGTGGCCGGACCACGGCCGGCCACCCCCGCCACCCCTGTCACCGAAGGGCAGCAGCATGGCGCGTCTCACCGGCCCGGACGAGGCCTCCCGCGTCGTTCAGACAATCGTCGGGGGCGTCTTCCGAGGCAAGGCCACCCGGCCGGTGCAGCTCTGGGCAGACCAGGCGGCAACCGTCCCGGCGAACGTACTGACCCTCGGCGGACAGGCGATCCCGAACAGCACGGTGACAGTCGACGCCACCTCGATGCTCCCGCTGATCCAGTTCCCGGACAACGTGGACGTGATCTACGCGACCTGCGACGGCGGCCCGGCCTGGCCGGTCTACGCCCGCACGGCAGACCGGCTCGACGTCCTGGGCAGCGCCGTCGACACCTTCGGCATCCGCGCCAACAACCGCCGCTACGGCACCCCCGGCACGCGGCAGGCGTTCATCAACGCGCTGGACGACGCCGAGACCCGCGGCAACTACACGGTGGTGCACATCCCGGCCGGAATGACGATCGACGTGCAAACCACGCTGAGCATGTCCGGCCGCACCTGCCAGATCCTGGGCGCCGGTGCCGGCCTGTCCGGACTGGTGCCCAAGGCCAGCGTCATCAAGGCCTCCGCGCAGACCGGGCCGGTGCTCGACTTCACCGGCTACATCGCGCCGTCCAATTTCATGGGCAAGGTCACCCCGCTGGCGCAGGTGCTGATCGTCGGCTCGGGCGCGCCCGACCCCACGCGGAACAACGCCGGTGTGCGCATCCGCTACATGCAGTCCGCGACGTTCCGGGACATCGCGATCATGAACACCGGCGGCCCGTGCCTGGAGCTGGCGGAGAGCCCGGGCGCCGGGGCGTACCTGTGCGACTTCGAGCGCATCATCATGTCGACGCCGGTCTCGGCGCGCGACAACGACGTCCCCTACTTCTACGCGAACGAGCCGAACGGCAACCGCTTCCGGGGTTTCGGGTTCCGGTCGGTGATCCCGTCCGGCGACGTCGGCCCCTCAGGGGCGGCGATCGTCGAGTCCAACGCGCAGTTCGCCTCCCGCTTCAACCTGTTCGACGCCTGGTGGTACGAGTACCTGCACCCGTCGGCGGGCAGCACACTCTTCCACCACGCCGGGAACGGCAACGTCATCCGCGACTTCCAGTGGTGGGACATCCGGGAGGAGCCGGCGGCTGCCGGCACGGGCACGAGCTACATCCGGTTGGTGCCGCCGCCGTCGCTCGACCTCGGCGGCAACGAGATCTACGGGATGATCCCCGGCGATCAGAACGTGGCCACGTGGATCGACACGGGCGTCGACGTCCGCCAGTCCCGCAACCGCATCATGGGCGTCAAGGGATACCGGGCGAAGAACGTCACCCTCGCTGCCGGCGTCGACTACACGTACGTACACCTGGGTGGCGGTGAGGCGGCGGTGGCCGGCGCTCCGTCCGCGTTCGTCAACAACAGCGCGGCCACCCACAACGTGCTCATCGACGAGGTCAACGGCGACGAATTCCGCAACGGCACCTGGGCGCGGCAGGCCGGGGTCCGCAAGGAATCCGGCGCCCCGGACGTCCAGACGTTCCAATTCGCCGGCACGTGGACGAAACCCGCCGGAGCGGTGACGGTGCAGATCACCGCCATCGGCGCCGGTGGCGGTGGCGGATCGGGCCGCAGGGGTGCGACCGGCAGCGCCTGCTCGGGCGGTGGCGGTGGCGCGGGCGGCGCGATCGTGTCCGTCACGCTGCCCGCTTCGGCGCTGGCGGCGACGCACGCCGTCACCGTCGGCACGGGCGGCACCGGCGGCGCGGCCGTGGCCACCGACGACACCAACGGGGCCAACGGTGCCGCCGGAGGCAACAGCGTCGTGGCCAACGTCCTGGTCGCCTACGGCGGCCTGGGTGGCGGTGGCGGCAACAACTCCACCGGCGCGGCCGGATCCAGCCTCGCCCCGGCCAACGCCAACGGGGCGTTCGGCAACACGGTTGCTGGCGGAAGCGCCGGCAACGCGGTGAGCGGCGGGTTCGGCGGCGCAGGCGGCGGCGGCATCAACACGTCCAACGTCGCCGCGAACGGCGGCGCGCAGGGGTTCTCCACGTACGCGCAGGGCGTCACCTCCGGCACGGCCGGGGTGGTCGACGGCGCTCCGGCCGGGAACGGCAACAACGCGCCCACCGGGTCGCCGCTACCGGGCGGCGGCGCGGGCGGCGGTGCGGCCTCCGTCACCGCGGCAGCCGGCGCGGGAGGCAACGGCGGCCGGTACGGCTGCGGCGGTGGCGGCGGCGGCGCGTCCCGCAACGGCAACAACTCCGGGGCGGGCGGCAACGGCGCGAACGGCATCGTCCAGATCGTCACCTTCTTCTGAGGCCCGCCGCCCAGCCGTCAACTGCTTCACCTGGAGGTGTGCTGTGCCGATTCCCGCCGGACCCGACCCGCAGATCCCGGGCTCCTACGCCACCGTCGCTGAGCTGGCCGACAAGCTCGGCCGCACTCCCGTCAACGCGGCGCAGCTGCTCATCCGGGCGTCGCGGGACGTGGACCGGGCGCTGCTGTGCGCCGTCTACGACTCCACCGACACGGCCGTCGTGGCTGCGATCAAGGAGGCGACGCTGGAGCAGGTCGCGGCGAACCTGACCCACGGCAACAGCACCGGCCTCGGCGGCACCCGCCGCGGCGGCTTCTCCATCGGCCGGCTCAGCGTGCAGGCGGGCAGCAGCGACGACGCGCCGGTCCGGATCGGCTCCCTCTGGGAGCAGGCGTGGACGATCCTCCAGGCCGCCGGGCTGACCGGCCACGGCCCGCAGAGCAGGTGACCTGTGACGTGGGAGGAGTTCTGCGAGCTGCACATCCCGGAGCCGCGGGTGGTCCGCGTCCAGGCGCTCACCGGCTCCGGCGCGTACGGCGACGAGTACGCCGACCCCGCCGACGTGGCCCCGTGCGTCGTCGACGACACCACCCGCCGGGTCGTCGCGCAAACCCAGGACGCCGAGGGCGGCGAAGCGGTGTCGAGCACCACCGTGTTCGCGCCGATGGCGACGGTCGCGCCGCCCGGGTCGCTGGTGACGCTGCCCTGGACCGGCCGCACCGCCCGCGTCCTCGCCGTGTCCGTGATGGAAGACCACGGCCTTGGGCTTCCCGAGCACGTCGAGCTGTCCCTGGAGTGAGTCGTGGCAGACGAGTTCCGCATCGACTGGGACGGCGACAAGGTCCTCGCCGTCCTACAGGATGCCTCCTTCGATGGCACCGAGCTGGCCGCCGAGCACCTACTCCAGGTGGCCTCCAGCCTCGCCCCGCACGAAGAGGGCGACCTGGAACGCTCCGGTGACGTGTCCAGCGAACGAAGCTCCGGCACCGTCGCCGTGTCCTTCGACCGGCCGTACGCGGTCCGGCAGCACGAGGACCTGACGCTGCGGCACGACGACGGCCGCCAAGCGAAGTACCTCGAGGAGCCGATGGGCACCGAGCGGGACACCATGCTGGCCCTGATCGCCAGGGCAGCCCGCAGCAAGGGAGGCTGACCATGGCGACCGGTGACGGCTGGACCTCCCGACTCCTCACCGGCTGCGCCGAGCACCTCCAGGCCGCTGGCGTGGCAACGTGGCGGGCCTCCGGCGCCTACCAGGCGAACGAGGTCGGCATCTACATCCGCGCCATCCCCGCCACCCCCGACCGGATCATCACCCTGGCCCCGTACGTCGTCGCCTCACCGACCGGCCTCGCCGACTACACCCAGGGCGTTCAGATCCGCGTACGCGGCACGAAGGACCCCCGGGTGGCCGAGGACATGGCCGACGCCATCTTCGAGGCCCTCGACAGCGCTCACGGCCTGTCCTGGGGCGGAATCCCGATCGTCCAGTGCTACCGGCAGTCGTACACGGCGCTCGGCGCCGACGACAACAGCCGGTGGGAGAGCAGCAGCAACTACTACGTCGAGGCCATGCGCCCGACACCCAACCGCACCGACTGAGCGAGGAGTACGTCATGCCGACGACCCCCACCACCCGCGTGACCGCCCTCGCCCGGCGGATGCGCGTCGACATCGACACCGCCACCTACCCGGCCAGCCAGTACCAGCAGCTCATGGGCATGCAGGAGGTCAAGCTCGTCGAGGAGCTGCGCACCGAAGGCGACGAGGCGTACGAGGACGACGGCGCCGCCCGCGAGCAGGTCACCGGCTACAGCTGGCGGCTGGAAATCAAGCTGCTCCACTCGAAGAACGCCGCCGGCAGTGCCCTCGACACCGTGCACCGGTTCCTGCGCACGAAGTTCGAGGCCGCGAAGCTCGGCGCGCAGGGGGCCGCCGAGTTCGGGGTCCGCTGGTACGACAAGGACGGCCTGGACGACGGCAACGCCAAGGAGGGCCGCGCCTTCGTCAAGGCGTTCCCGCCGGACGGCGGAAGCCCCGGCGCCCTCGACGTCATCTCCCTGGTCATCCAGGGCCAGGGCAAGCTCCTCCCGATCAGCAACCCGGCCGGCAACGCGCTGCCGGCGGTGACCGGGCTCGTCCCGTCGGGCGGCTCCACCGCCGGCGGGAACCTCGTCCAGATCTTCGGCGCGAAGTTCACCGGCGCGACCGGCGCCGCTGCGGTGAAGTTCGGTGCGAACAACGCCACCAACTACACCGTCGTCACCGACTCGCTGATCGTGGCCACCGCCCCGGCCGGCACGGCAGGCGCGAAGGACGTCACGGTCACCACGCCGGGCGGCACCTCGCCGAACACCACCGCCGACGACTACCTGTACGCCTGATGGCGACGCTCTCCGGGCTCAGCCAGTACTTCGACCCGGGCCTCACCCTCGGTGGGGTGCCGGGCCGGGACGGCACCGAGCGGGAGTACGTGGTGCCCCTGCCCGACGCGGAGCTGGGCCTGTGGTGTCAGCTCCTCGCCGAGGCCGGGGGGCGGATCCACGCCGCGTCGACCGAGGAGGAGATGCAGGCCGCGATCGGCCGCATCGAGGCGCTGCCGGAGCTGAAGGGCGACGACCTGACGCTGGCGCAGCGCACCCTCGGCGACGCCTACCAGGCGATGATGGCCGACGGGGTGTCTCACCCGCACATCCAGTACTGCGGCGCGACCGCGTACGCGTGGATCGTGGGCGGCGAGGAGGCCGCCGAGCGGTACTGGAAGTCCGGTGGCCGCCCGGAAGCGTGGCGCCCGGCGAACCGCAAGGAACGCCGGGCAGCTGGGCAGACCAGTACGGGCGCGGCCGGCAGGACCCGCACACCGGCCTCTACGAGTGGTACGACATCCCCGAGCAGGTCGTCCGGGAGAGGACGGGCGAGGGGCTCTCGTGGGCGCAGATCCTGACGCACTGGCCGCTCATCGAGGCTGACCTCCAGTCGGAGTACGGCATCGACGTCGAGGACCGGGCGCTGATGCGCGCCCGGCCGTGGCGGTGGCTGGAGGCCCGGATCGTCGGCCTGCTCGCGGCGGACACCCGGCTGCACCGGGCGCTCGCCCCCGAGCCGGAGACTCCGGACCTCCCCGGCCGCTAGATCGCCTTGACGATCGCCACCATCCCGGCGCGGGCCTCGTCGCTGGTCAGGTCCTGCTCCCGGGCCGTCCACGACAGCACGTAGCGGCCCGCCTGGCGGGTGTCACCCGCCTTGCCGAGTTCCTTCGCCCACCGGGCGGCGGTGGCCTCGTCGGCGAACTCCAGCACGGTGACCGCGTCGGTGGTGACGCGGGACTCGCAGCCCTTCGCGGTGTCGCCTTCCTTCGCCCGGCACCCGTCGGAGGTGTCGCGCGGGTTCGGGGCCGGCCACTTGGCGGCGATGGCGTCCACGGCTTGCTGTGCCCCGCTCTTCGCCGGTGCTGGCGCGGCCGGCTCGTCGGTTCCTCCGCATCCGGCGAGCGCGCCGACCAGCGCAACACAGACCAGAGCGTGACGTGCCCTCATAACTACCTCCCGTAGCGGTACGTGACCCGAGCACGGTACCGACGTGCGTCCACCGAGGAGGTCATCCGAATGGCGCTGAAGCTGGGCGAGCTGGTGGCCTACCTGAAGGCCGACGACACACACCTGGCGCGCGGCGTGAAGGCCGCCCAGGACCGGATGCGGCAGGCCGGCCAGAAGGCCCGCGAGTACGCGCCCGTCGTCGGCGCCGCGATGGCCGCCGGGATCGGCGCGGGGCTGCTCGGCGGCATGAACCTGGAGGCCGCCCGCGCGAAGCTCAGCGCGCAGGTGGGCGATCCGGCGCTCGCGCAGCGCATCGGTGAGGCCGCCGGCCGCGTCTACGGCCGAGGCTTCGGCGAGACCGCCGCAGACGCCATGCTGGCCGCCCGAGCGGTCATGCAGTCCGGTCTCCTGCCGAAGAACGCCGACGCGGCGATCATCGAGGACATCACCGTCAAGGCCCAGACCCTGGCGCAGGTCTTCGACCTGGACGTCACCCAGGCCGCCCGGGCGGCCGGACAGATGGTCAAGACCGGCCTGGCGCGCAACGCCGAAGAGGCCCTCGACATCATCACCAGGGGCTTCCAGGAGAGCGGCGATCAGGCCGGGGACCTGCTCGACAACTTCAGCGAGTACTCCACCCAGTTCCGCAAGCTCGGCCTGTCCGGGGCGGACGCGATGGGCCTGATGAACCAAGGCGTGCAGGCGGGCGCGCGTGACCTCGACACGGTCGCGGACGCGCTGAAGGAGTTCGCGATCCGGGCCGCCGACGGGTCGAAGAGCAGCGCGGAGGGCTTCAAGGCGATCGGCCTCAACGCCGACAAGATGACGGCGATCTTCGCCAAGGGCGGCCCGGCCGCCCGCGACGCCCTCGGCACCGTGCTGGAGCGGCTCCAGGCGATGAAGGACCCGACCGAGCGCGAGGCCGCCGCGGTGGCGCTGTTCGGCACGAAGGCCGAGGACCTCCAGGGTGCCCTCGGGGCGCTGGACCTCGACACCGCCGCGAAGTCCCTGGGCAATGTCGGCGGCGCCGCCGGGCGGGCCGGAGATGCCCTGGAGAAGACCTCCGCGCAGAAGCTGGAGGCGTTCAAGCGGCAGGTCCAGTCCGCGCTCGTCGAGAAGATCGGCGAGGCCATCCCCACCCTGGAGAAGGTCGGGAAGTGGGCCATCGACAACTCGTCCACCCTGCTCACGGTGGGCGGTGTCATCGCCGGGCTGGCGGTCAGCGTGTGGGCGGTCCAGGGGGCGATGGCCGCGTGGAACGCGGTGACGCTGATCTGGACCGGGATCACGAAGGTCGCGACGGCCGCGCAGTGGCTGTGGAACGCCGCGATGATGGCCAACCCCATCGGTCTGGTCATCCTCGCGATCGTCGCCCTGGTCGCCGGGATCTACCTGCTCTGGACGAACAGCGAGGCCTTCCGCAAGTTCTTCATCGGCCTGTGGGAGCACGTGAGCAGCTTTGTGGTGGCCGTCTTCCAGAAATGGTGGTCGGTCTTCTCCGGGTTCTGGGGCGCGGTCCTGTCCGGCATCGCCTCCGCCGGCCGGTGGATCAGGGACAAGGTCGGTGACCTCGTCGGGTGGTTCACCGGGCTGCCGGGGCGGCTGCGTCGTGGGCTGGCCAACGTCGCGTCGGTCGTTTCTGCCCCGTTCCGTGCCGGTTTCAACGCGGTAGCGCGCGCGTGGAACGCGACCGTGGGCCGGCTGTCCTGGTCGGTGCCCAGCTGGGTGCCCGGGATCGGCGGCCGGTCTATCAGCGCTCCGCGCCTGCCGATGCTGGCCAAGGGCGGTCACATCCTCGGCGCGGGCATGGCGATCGTCGGCGAGGCCGGGCCGGAGCTGGTGCATCTGGGCCGCGGCGCGACCGTGCAGCCCCTGACCGGCGCCGGCAGCGGCGGGGGTGGGGGTGGGATCGGCGTGCTTCGGCTCATCGTGGCCACGCCCGACGGCCGCACCCTCAAGAACGAGCTGATCGACGCGGCGAGCCTGCGCGGGCAGACCGTGGGCCGCTACCTCGGCGTCACCACGTAGGAGAGCCCGGTGAATCCCGACATCCGTGTGCGCGCTGCCCTGGACAGCGACCCAGCCGACCCGTCACCCGCGTGGACCGACATCACCAGCAGAGTTCACTACGGCGACGGCGGCCAAGAGGTACGAGTCACCATCGGCAGGCAAGACGAACAGGCCGACGTCAAGCCGACCGAGATGAGCTGGGCGGTCCGCAACGGCGACAACGCCATGACACCCAACAACTCGGCCAGCCCGTACGCTGGCCGCTGGGAGCAGGGACGCCGCGTCCAGATCGCCGAAGTTGTCGGCGGAAACGAGTACTTGCTCGGCACCGGCTTCCTGGAGATCCCCGACATGCAGATCGTGGACCCGCGCAGCTCCCAGCCGGTGACTGTCTCGGCAGTCGACTGGATGGGCCGGCTGGAGTCCGCGCCAACCTTCGAGGGCACGCTCGCCGAGCACATCAGGTCGCACGGCGGGCCGATGGTGCTGCACTTCCCGCTCACCGACCCGGGCATTCCGATGATGGCGTCGAACGCGGCTGCGCAACTGAGCATGCTGGTCGGCCAGGTTGGTGCCTTCCCGCCCCTACCCAACGTCGACCCGGAGCAGCTGATCAGCCCTGCATCGCTGGACGGGCCGCCCGGGGATGACCAGTCCTACCCCCAATGGCTTCAGTCAATGTCCGAGGACGGGCTGACGTTCAACGGGAACGCGAGTCTGGTGTCTCGCGACCTGAACGTTCAGGTCGCATCGGGCCAGACCATCGCAGTCACCTTCTGGGCGTACCTCGAATCACACAAGGTCAACGCGGGCATCACCCCGCCGAACAGCAGCGCCCTCTGGCTGACCACGGACGACCACGATGAGCAGATCACCGTGGGCGGCGACCCGAGCGCGAACATCTGGCGTGCGACCGTGTCTGTCAACGGCGGTGCCCCTACCGCCGCGGTGAGCGGCCGTCAGCTGGAGACTGAGGCGTGGCGGTTGGTGACTGTCCGGTACACCCTTCCGTCCGGTGCGATCGACTTCTGGGTCGGAGCCGACGTGCAGGTCACCGCGACGACGCCATCGCCGCCTGGGTCGATCACGTTCAACCAGCTCCACATCGGCTACGCCTTGTGGAAGGGCTCGCTCGGGCACGTGCAGGTGCGGGTCGGTCCAGCCGCCTCGACGATGCCGTGGGCGGAGCATCTGGCTCAACACCGGCACGGGTACCGCGGCCTTGACCGGCAGACGGTGGCAGAGCGCATCGTGACCCTGGCGGGCTACGCCGGCGTGCCCGCCACGGAAGTCGTCGTGCCGGAGGCGTGCTCGACGCCGATGCAGGCTGCCCGCCTCGCAGGTCTGGGCCCCGCTGAGGGGTTGCGGCGGGCGGCAACCACCGGACAGGACATCCTTATCACGGACGGGGCGGGCCGGATCACTGCCGTGCCCCGATCTCGCCGGTACAACCAGGCGATCGACCTGGCGATCCCGTTCGGCTGGGTCGGCTACCGCGGTCTGCGGTACCGGCCTGACAAGCCCGTCACTGATGTGACCGTGACCCGGACCGGCGGGGGTGCTGTTCGCCGCAGCAACCGCGCCTTGGCGCTGCGGTACGGCGTCACCGGGCAACAGTACGAGCTGGACAGTTCGATCGACTCTGACCCGGCGAACCTGGCCTCGTGGGCGCTGGCGGCGTTCGGTCAGTCGCGGACCCGCGCGCCCAGCATCCGCATCAACATGCTGCGACGCACGCTCTCGGAGCGGCAGCAGCTGCTCGCCCTGAAGGTCGGCTCCCGGATCCAAATCACCGGGCTACCCGCTGGCAGCCCGGACGACGTGGGGCATCTCATCGTTCAGGGCATCGATCACACGATCGGCCCGGGAGCCCGTCGGTTCATCCAGTTCAACACGTCGCCGCTACTCGGCCCGGCCGCCGGCCAGCCGCCAGCGGGCGTGATGGTCGGGGATCTGGCCGCTTCTACCGCCGTCATCGCCTACTGAGGAGGTGTCCGTGCCTTCCGTACCCGAGACCAAGGCCGCCTGGACCAACGGCGTTGACGCCCTCAGCTCCACGAACCTGCACGCCTACCTGCGGGATCCTCTGCGGTTCCTCATGCACAAGCCCGCCGCCGTGCTACGCCAGTCGGCCGCGCAGTCCCTGACGAGCGCCACGTGGGTGGCGTTGACGATGGGCGTGGAGGACCTGGACGACGACCCGGATGGGGCGGGTGGGCACTCCACCGTGTCTAACACGAGTCGCTACACCGCCCGCTACCCCGGCTGGTACTGGCTTGGCGGCGGCGTGACGATCACGGCCAACGCCACCGGCACGCGCGGCTGCCGGTGGGCGGTCAACGGCACTCCCGTCAACGGCGGCTCCGTGGTGCTGCCACCCACCGGCAGTGGCGGTACCCGGGTGCCCGCCCGCGCGCACCTGGTTTACCTCAACGAGGGCGACTACGTGGAGTTGCAGGGCACCCAGTCCTCTGGCGGATCGCTGAACACCATCGTCATCGGTGAGGAGCAGGCCAGCATGTGCGTGTCCTGGGATCGGCTGGCCGCCTGATGGCCGCATACCTGCGGCTGGAGACAGCGGCCGCCGGTATCCACCTGCACGAGCTGCCCGACGGGCACAGCGACGAGGACCTGGCCGCGCTGCGCGCCCGGTACGGGATCCCCAACGACTGGCAGGACCACCCTGACCGGGGGCAGCCGACAACCCGGCTGCCGGGCGGGGGCTACGCCCCGCCCTCAGGGCAGGGCTGGGACGTGTCGCTGATCGACGGCCCGCTGCACCCATCGCTGCTGGCCATCGCCACGGTGCACGCACTGGCTCATGACCCCGAAGACGCCTTTCCTGAGGAGAACCGTCGATGACCTCTGCGCCCCCGAACCTGCTCGCTGTCCGCACGCTGCTCCTGACCTACCTGAACGTCGACAAGGATCGGACGCGCGTCGACGACCTGGAGCCGGCCGAGGTCGGCATCGTCGGCGACGCCGACCACCGGGGCGGCTACCACTGCGGCTCCAACCGGGTCGTCACGAACGACTACTCGGTGATCGAGTCGTCCCGGGACCGGTCCGGGTTGACGCTGTTCGCGTCGGCGCTGGACGTCGGCCCCTTCTCGGTGCGCTCCGGCGGCGCCACCCACAATCTGCGGACGTTCTCGGCGTGGTTGGTGGCGCAGTGCGTGGCGAACGCGGCCGACGCCCGCGACATCCGGGAGGTCATCTACTCGCCGGACGGGCGGACGGTACGCCGCTGGGACCGGCTCGGCCGCCGCGCCTCGGGCGACTCCAGCCACCTCTGGCACACGCACATCAGCTTCTTCCGGGACGCGACCCGGGCGGGCCGGGACCTCACCCCGCTGTTCCGCCGCTACCTGATCCACATCGGCCTGATCAAGGCTCCGGCGCCGAAACCGGCACCGGCCACACCAGCGAAGGAGATCGACGTGCAGCTCACCGACAAGGTGCCGGGCACCGACAACCCCAACCGGACCGTCGGCGCGATCCTCGCCGACCTGTCCAACCTGCGCAACGAGCTGGTCACCCCGGCCGGCCGGTACGAGGGCCCGGGCCGCGCGGCGGCTGGCGCGCTGGTGCTCGCGCCCGCGCAGCTCGTCGAGCAGCACGCCGCCCTGGTCGCGAAGGTCGAGGGGATGGCCGCCGACATCGCCGCGATCCGCGAGGCCATCACCACGCCCACCACCCCGCAGCAGCACTGACGACCGTCCAGCGCACGTCTGGGCAGGTCAACCGGAAGGGCAGGCATGTGAGTGACACTGCAGCAACGCATCCCGCTCGTGCGGGATCTCGCCACCCTCGCAGCCGGGCTGGCGGGGTTCGCGTACAGCCTGAAGACGGGCGCTGGCCTGCCGCCTCTGCTGGTGAGCGCCGCTCTGATGGCCGGTCCGGGCGTGCTGCAGCTCGTCCTGGCGGGGCATATCCCGGGCGGTGGGCTGTCGTCGGCACCGGCGTCGCCGGAGCCGCCGCCGCCCTCGTCATCGCCGTCTCCCGTGCCGTCGGTGGGTGACCGGTGAGCCCGCACAGGCGGCCGGTGCCGCTCTGGTATGCGCTGCTCGCCGTGCTGGTCTCCGTCCTTGCGGTGTCGGGGGCGGGCATCTGGTACACGCACCACGCGCAGCAGGTCGCGGACCGGCGCTGGTGTGAGCTGTTCTCGGTACTGGGGGAGGGCGGCCCGCCGGCGGAGACGGACCGGGGTGTTCGCATCGCCCAGGAGGTATCGCAGTTGCGCGCCGAACTCGGCTGCTAGCTCGGGGTAGCCCGGCCTCGGTGTTCGTGCTGGTGCTGCGTGGTCTTCCCGCAGCCCGGCTGTCGGCAGCGCCACTGCCGGCCCATCTCCCTACAGCCCTCCACCGGGCAGGCACCCCACGCCGGGACGGTGTCGGTGTGCCCGTCCGGGCAGGGCTGCGGGATCTCTGCCAGCCCGTCTGGCGTCCGTACGTACCGCTGCACCATCCGACCGTACCCAGGAGGAAGCACCATGTGGACTCGCACGTTCTGGAAGCAGGCCCTCGAACGGGCCTTCAAGACGTTCGCCCAGGCCGCCCTCGCGCTGTTCGCCGGTGACGGCCTCGGCGTGCTGGACATCGACTGGGGCGCGGTCGCCTCGGTGGGTGCGCTCGCGGCCATCGCGTCGGTCCTGACGTCGGTGGTGTCGGCTCCGGCCGGTGAGCCGGCCAGCCCGTCGCTGGTGGAGCTGCCGTCGTCCCCGGCCCCGTCGCGCGACCTGGCCTGACCGCTGCACAACGAAGCGCCCCCGCTCGGCTCCGGCCGGGTGGGGGCGCTTTCGTGTATTCAGAAGCGGGCGGCCAGCTCGGTCACCATCTCGTTGATGCGCCGCTCGATCGCGTCGTGCAGCCGGTCGGCCTGCCGTTCGGTCTGCCCTGCCGCCGCGCTGCCCAGCGCTCGGTAGCGGCCGGCGGCGTCCTTGGTGCGGCCGTACTCGCGGATCAGGTCCATCAGGGTCGGCTCGGTCATGTCACGGGTTCCTCTCGGACAAGTTGACCCTGGGCAGGGGGTGGGGCGGGGGTGGGGAATGGGAGCGCTCCCAGGATGGGGGTGGGGCAGGGCCCCCGCCCCTCAGTAGTAGTCGTCCCAGCCGTCGGCCGCCCGCTGCGGGCTGCACCGCCGGTGGATGACCTCGCCGTTCTCGACGCAGATCAGGCTGTCCGGGCCGGCGACCTGGCCGCCGCAGTCGGCGCACGGGCCGTTGCTCTCGCAGTCGCCGCAGGTGGCCTCGGTGGCGTGGACCTCGGCGCTGCACAGGTCCGAGCCGGGGATCCAGGTGTAGGTGTAGGTGTCCGTCGCGGTCTTGATGCCCTTCGCCATTTCCGTCTCCCTCGCTCGCTCCCTTGTGCCTATAGCTTAACGCATGGAGTGGACGATCGTCAACTACTTCCCCAACCTTTTTCCCTACGGTTTTTGGGTTGACGTTCGTCCACTGGGCGGCTATGTTTGTAGCATGGGAAACCCGACCCTCGACCCCGACATCCCCCGCCTCTACTCCCTCGCCGAAGCCGCCGCCGTGCTCGGCTACGGCTCCAAGCAGGGCCTCCACAGGCGGATCCAGGCGGGCGAGATCCCCTGCCGGTACGTCGGCACCACGCTGGTCCTGCGCGCCGACCTCATCGACGCCCTCGCCGCGCAGGAGAACCCCGCCACCGAGTAGCTCGCACACGACAGCGCCCCCGCCGGCACAAGCCGCGCGGGGGCGCTCACGCACTCCAGCACTACCGCAGCCAGTACACCGCTCCGCCCGCCAGCGCCACCAGCACGAGGCCACCCAGGGCGAGCGCCGGCCGATGCAGGCCCATCCGGACCGACCACCGCCAGCGCCGCCACAACCACAGCGCCACGCCCAGCCCAGCCGCCGCCGCAGCGAGCGCCGTGAGCCGGGGCAGCCACCACGCCGACCACCGCAGCGCCAGCCACAACGCCATCCCTGCGGCGGCGACGAGCATCAGCGTCGGCAGCACCCGGCGCATGAACCACCGGACGCCCTCCACTACCGCGAACCACCGCCACATCCGGCGCCCGAACTCGTTCGCAGCACCCCGCCGGGCCGTCCCGAACCACTCCACAGCTCACTCACTCTCCGTCGATCTTCACGGGCTTCACGGACTTCACGCTTCACGGACTTCACGGCCCCGGAGATCGCGCGCACGCGCACGCGTAGGGGCAGGTTGCGGGCCTGCACGTGAAGCGCGTAAATACACGCCTGACGCGCAGGCCCGCGTGACGCTACGTAGCGGACGCGCCCACCAGCTCGGGCATGAGCACCTCGTAGACCCCGCTGTTGGCACCACGGCGCAGCATCTGCTCCGGGCCCGGCTGGCAGAACTCCTTGAGGATCTTCGTGATGGTCGGCGGTCGGAGCCCGTCCTCGCCGACGATGTCGACGATCGGCGCGAACGAGGACGGCTTGACGTACTGGATGCCCTGCTCCCGCGCCTGCTCGATGGCCTGCCGGAACAGCGACCGCACCTCAGCCGGAGTGAACTTCTGGCCCGACGCCGGCTCCACGAACAGCTCGATCCGGGGCCGGGAAGGCACGGTGAGCGGCTGCCGCGGGTCCTCATCGGGTGGGCAGTCCGGGTCGACCTGCAGCGGCGGGCACTCCGGGTCGTCCTCCTCGCCCAGGCCGCCATCCTCGTCCGGCTCCTCGATCTCGCCCGGCTCACCGGCCGGCACCGGCAGGTGCGGCGCGGGCTGCTCGTTGGGCTGCTCGACGGCCGTGAGGTAGGCCGTCAGCTCGGCGATGACCAGGTCGCGGTCCGGCCGGAAGGTTCTGGCCGGCAGCGAGTAGTCCTCTTGGTCGACGCCGGGCAGCTCCGCGTACAGCGCGCCCGGCATCTTGTTCTGCCACTGGCCCGGGTCGGCGCCCGCGAGGATGGTTTCCTCGCTGAGTACGCGCCCGGCCTCCGCGGTGTTCTTCACGCCCATGCAGATCACGCCTCCGATGGTGGATCGGACCGAGGTCGGGAGCCGGTCCCCGGTCGCGCGCTGGATTCCGAGGAGCATGAAGATGCCGACGGACCGGATCGACTCGGCCAGCTCGACGAGGGTGTCCTCAGCCTCGATGAACTTGCTGGCCTCGTCGACGATGACTACCTCGAAGGGCGGGCACTTCGCGCATCCGGCAGTCCACTGCTCGTGGCCGTGGCCGCCGATCTGCTCGGCGCGGCGCGCGACCAGGTCGACCAGCGAGTCGAGGAACCGCTCGCCCTCGGTCGCGTCGCAGATCATCGTGTGCATCGCGGCCCGGAACTCGGCGGGGAGCTGCTTGCCCTTCCGCCCGTCGATGTACGTGACCCGGGCGTCGACCCGGGACCGGGCCTCGACAGCCAGGGTGATCTGCAACTCGGTCTTGCCCGAGCCGGACTGGCCGAGCAGCACCAGCACACCGATCGCGTTGCGGCCCTCGCCGCCGGGCAGCAGCAGGGGCAACGCCTTGCCGGTCTGGTAGACGGCGAGCCGGAGCGGCTCAGCGATGGACCCACCCGGGGACGACAGGCCGGGCCACGCCGGCGGGTTTTCCAGCATGTCCACCGGGCTGATCTCGATGCGGCCCGGGCGCGGGCTGCGCCGGTCGGGCACCATCCGCACGCCGCCCACCGGCACGTTGTGCTGCGAGGCGATGGCGGTGCGCACCTCGGGCTTCATGAGCTGCCCGAAGTCGCCGCCCGGGTTCATCTCGACCTCGGTGATGACCCGCCCGTCGACGACCTTCGGACGGCCGGTCTTCCCGACGTCCTGCAACTCCTTGACCCGGTCGGCCAGCTCACCGAACAGGCTCGGTCGTGAGTCGGTGCCGTCGCCGCGCATGAGCCGGGTCACGGCCAGGCCGACGCACGCGGTGGCCGACACCATCAGGTAGACCATGACCGAGTCGAAGGTCCAGCCGCGGAAGGTGAGGACCCACAGCCCGGCGCACGAGGTGGCCGACATCAGCATCGACATGAGCCGCAGTTCCGGTCGGGCGGTGCGGGCCCGGCCGACTTTCCAGGTCGCCCAGACGATGGCCGTGGAGCAGGCGAGGAGCAGCGCGGAGCGCCACGCCGACTGCCAGGGTGTCGGGTGCGCGTGGGCGCCCCACACCATGGACAGGACGCCGGAGGCGATCAGGCAGGCGATGGACGCCGCGGCGGGCACCAGGTACGGCAGGGGGTTGGCCTGCACGGTGTAGGTGGCGCCGCGCGCGGCGTGGCCGATCGCGGTCGTGGTGGTGGTGCGGCTCATCAGGAGGCTCGCTTCCGGGTGCGCGCGGTGACCTCGAAGTCGGACCGGTCGGCGGCCTCGTCGTCGAGGGCGGTCACGAACGCCTCGAAGCGGTTCTTGCAGACCTTGGCGTAGCTGGCCACGGCCAGCATCGCGTCGGCGCACTTGACCAGCGGCAGGGCGACCATGCGTCCCCACCAGGCGGCGCGGGCGCGGCCGAGGCCGTGGCGGCGGCCGTACCGCTGGATCTTCATGCGGATCAAGCCGGACAGCTCGTCGAGTTCGTCGTGGCCGGCGACGCCGACCTGGCGGATGCCTTCCAGCATCTTGATGAGGTCCTCGTCGGTGCGGATGTCGTCGTCGGGCAGGAGGCGGGCCATCTGGTGCTCCTCGGTCAGTTGGCGGGGCGGCGGTAGGCGTAGGCGATGGCCGTGAGGATCGTGACCACCGCCAGGACCAGGGGGAACGTGCGGGACTCCAGGGTGAGGCGGCCGGCGGTGGACGCGGCGAACGCGGCGGCGGCGACCAGGGCGGCGAGGCTGGCGGCGGTCCAGAAAACCGGGCCGGGGCGCGGGGTGGGCGGGTCGTCGAGGGCCAGGTCGATGTCGTCGTCGAGGTGCTGCATGATGGGTGTCTCCTTCTGGGAGGCGGCGCCCGGTCCGGCTGTAGGAGGTGGGGCCGGGCGCCGCAACTTTGGTGGGTCAGACGGTGAAGTCGATGTCGAGGCGCTTCCACCACGGGAGGCGCTTCTCGGAGGCGATGACGCGGGCGTTGGCGTCCAGGTAGGCGTCGGTCTCCTCCCGGTCGCGCTCGCTGATGCTCGCCAGCTCGCGGCGGGCCGCCCGGTGCGCGGCCCGGGCCTTGCGGGTCTTCTCGCTCATGCGGAACATCAGCGCTGGGCCTTCCTCTGCTCGGCGATCATTCGGGCACCGCGACGGGCCAACGGGGTCTCGACGCCGGCCGCCTTGTCGGCCTGCTCCTTCCGCTGCGCTCGCAGGGTCTCGGTGATCGAGGGGATGGCGGACTCGGACATGTCACTGCTCCTTCGGGGCGTTGTCGGCCATCCACCGGTTGGCGGTGGCCTTGCTGACTCCGGCCGCCTCACCCAGCTCCGCGCCGGTCGGCCGCCGGCCGTGCCTCTTGCTGAGCCGGTTGAACGCGGCCCGGATGCGCCGGTCGTTGTCGCCCGACGCGCCGGTGGTGAGTCGCTCGGTGACGCGCCGCTGAGCCGGGCGCTGAGTCGCTGCGGCGGGTCGCGGTGAGTCGGTGACCGGCTCAGCGACCGGGCCGGGAACCGGCTCACGGACCGGCTCAGCGGGAGGCTCGGGGGTCGGGCCGATCTGCGCCGCGATGTGAGCCGGCATCCGGATCCCGCCCAGCTCCACCACCGGCTCACCGGGCGGCCGCCGGAACGCCCGGTCGTGCTCGCCCCGGAGCCGGTCGGTGGCCTGCCGCATGATGAGCCGAACCTCGTCGAGGGTCTGCCGTCCCCGCTCGTCGAGGTCGTCCTCCGTGCGGAACAGCTCCCGCTCGGCGGACAGCGTTAGGCGGATCTGGCGGCGGGCGGCCTCGACGTCGGCGGGCGTGGCCGCCTTGGTGAGCTGCTGCACGCGCTTGCGGGCGGCGACGAGCGGGTCACGGCGCGGGGGCGCCTTCTTCTGGTCGGCGCGGGCGACGGCGGCTTGCTGCTGGGCGTGCAGCTCCAGGCCAGCGTCGACCAGGGCGGCGATGCGCCGCTGCGCGAACACCTCGCTGAGGTCGTCGACGGCGCCGGGCTTCTTCCAGCCCCACCGCACCAGCAGCCGGTCCGGCGTCCAGATCCAGTTGGACTCCTGCCGCGCGCCAGTCCGGGCCCTGCGCGCCTGGAGCTTCTGCGTCCACAGGGCGGCGCCGACCAGCGGGGAGAAGAACCGGAAGAACCACGTGGCGGCGTTGCCGCCGGCGAAGCTGACGGTGATCGACGCGGCCGAGGACAGCGCCCAGATGATGAGCAGGTAGCTGCCGATGCGGGCGTTCGTGTCGTCGCGGAGCTTCCGCAGCGCGGATGCTCCCTGCGAGTAGATGACCACGTCGTACGCGGCGAACATCACCAGCGTCAGCGGGATCGGCACGCCGAGCTTGTGGTGCACCACCTCGAACATGCCTTCGGTGGTGACGACCAGGAACAGCAGTACGCCGAGGTTAGCGGCCAGCTCGTCGTGCTGGTGGTTCTTGGCGAACCGGCGGATGGTCCGGGCGGCGATGAGCGCGCCGATGATCCCGGCGCCGACGGCGACGTGCTGCGCGTTCTGCTGCGCCAGGTCGAGTGCCGGGCCGACCCAGCTGAGCCAGTCGGGGAGGTTCATGCCCAACAGTGTGCCACACTTACAACGGATGCCACAGTTACCACACTACGGAGGATGATCGTGCCGGTACTCGCCACGCTGGCCACAGCCGCTACGATCACCACGATGGCCGGCACAGTCGAAGAGCTTGAAGCCCGCCTCGACCGTGGCGACTGGTTGCTCCCCGGCGAGGTGGCGAAGCTGCTCGGCATCGACCGGACCACGGTGATCCGCGCCTACCTCAACCCGGAGCCGCCGAAGATCCGTTTCCGGCGCCGGGCTGGCTCGGGTGGGTACCGCGAGTGCCATCCCGGGGATGTGCGCGCCGAGCTGGACCGGCGCCGCCAGGTGCACGGCGAGTCGTAGACCCGACATAGAGACGCCCCCGACCGGACTGGTCGGGGGCGTCTTCTTGTTCAGCGCCGGCTATTCGTCTCCCGCCCGGCGGAAGGCCCGCAGCCAGGGGTCCGGCAGCCGCAGTACCCGCCGTACGGAAGCAGCTCGCGGTCCCCGGCGCAGCGGTGGGTGCCGGACGCCATGGCGCAGCCGAGGCAACGCGGCTGCGGGGCGGTCATCGGCGGCCGAGCGCGACGGCCCGGGCCGTCCGGTGGGCGGCGAGCTGCTGGGCGGCGTGCCTGCCGGTCTCGCATCGGCCGGCCGCGCAGTCCCGGCACCGGCGGTGCGCCTCCACGATCATCGCCGCGACCGCCACGTCACCGCGCTGCCCGATGTCCGGGCACATCGCGGTCACAGCGTCCACCCGGCGATCCCGGCCACCATGAGGACCAGGACGACGGCGGCCACGGTCCACCCGGCGAGCAGGTGCCGGCGTGCGGGCGGGGCGGGGCGGGGAGGCTGGGGGACGGCGGCGCCGTCGGGGCAGCGGCCGCCGGGCCAGGTCATCCGGTGCGGGTCCACGGCCGCCTCCTTCGCGGTGGAGGGTGCCGGGCGGGGCGGTGTGATCGGGGGGACCGCGCCGGCCCCCGCCCGGCCGGGCCGCTTCGTTGCTGACGAGAGGCCCTCAACCGGCAACCTAGAACGCAGTGCATGCAGAGTCAACACTGCATGCACAGTGGGTCACGATCAGTGGGACGCTCAGAGGGCTGACGAGAGGTGGCCCCGCCATGCCCAGACGACCCGTGTACGAACAGGTGATCGACGACATCACCACCGCGATTCGGACCGGCCAGCTGAAGCCGGGCGACCGGCTGCCGTCGATCGCCGACCTGTGCGTCCAGTACGAGGCGTCGGCGACGCCGATCCGGCACGCGCTGCTGCTGCTGGACGCCCGCGGCTGGATCGAGACGCATCAGGGCCGCGGGTCGTTCGTGGCTGCCCATCCGCCGGGTACTGCCGCCGGGTAGTTGCCGCAGGTAAACTAGCGGCCGTCGATCGGTAGCCGCATGATCACTCATTCTTCGCTATCTGAACAGTTTGCCGACGCAAGTTGCACCACCACCAGTCCCATAGGAAAGACTCCCACGATGAAAAACCCGTGGGGGATCGATCTTCAGCACTTGCCCGGCCGCCGTGCCGGCCGGCACGGAGCGGAGGTGGCGACACGTTGTATCACCACGTGAAGCGCCCGACCCCGATCCTGTCGGGCGTCGCCGGTGGCATCTGCGCACTCGGCGTCATCGCCGTCGTCGCCCGAGCTCTGCACACCTTCACCGACTTCACCCTCGCCCCACCCTTCGACACCTTCTCCTTCCTCCTCGCGCTCGTATGCTGGTTCGCCGCCCCGGCCATGGTCGGCTGGATCCGCACCCTGTCCATCCGGCAGCAGAACGCGGAGCTGAGGGCCGAGAACCGCCGGCTGCTGGCCGAAGCCACGGAGCGCGAGTCGCTGCTGGAGAGGATCCGCCTCTGCGACCAGGAGGTCGAGGTCGTCAAGGTGAAGGTCGGCAAGGTGCTGCGGATGCTGGAGCAGCAGCAGATCCCGGTCGGGGACACCCAGGATCTCCGGCGTCTGCACTCCATCAACGGCGGCGGTGGAGCATAG